AGTTTTAAATGTGTCAGACCAATCAAGATGGAACTTGTACCATTGACAGCATCTAATGCTGAGCTTATGTTAAAGACATACTGCCTCGCAGTGCGACCGCGAGGTAAGAAAGGACAACCAAATAAGGTTTCCACTTTAAAGATTCCAAACTCGTATTACAAAGGAATAGAAAAACCAAGTTATACTAAAAACGTACCCCAACTACCCATTCAAGTATTATCTATTGAAACACAGTTAAAAGTTCATGATAAACTTAGAAGAATATTCGAGCGTAACAAGAAAAGTTATGAAAACCCACGACTAATTGCTCGACTTTTAACATTTGGACTTACTCCAAAAGGAAAGATTGATATGAAAGCATTTATAGATTCAAAGGATAAACGGCAAAATGACAATAAAGACGTTGGTCCTGGTAGATCAAAGAAGCCGAAATTATTTGGAGCTGATAAGCAGGATTTTAAAGTGAAGAAGCATGATGTGGAGCAAAGTATAAACGATGATTTTGATATAAATGCAGTTCACAGCGTTGATGGAGTTAGAGACTTATTAGAGCTAGATGACTTGAGAGGTCCGTTGGGTATAACTGTAGTATACATGATCAATCATTTATTTTATCGTTCAAAAATACCAGCGTATATGGCCCCACTCATTCCTCATCTATTTATAAGGAAAATTAATGTTAATGAAAATATGATTCCGCCTCTAGACGAGAGGTATTTGCAAAAGATATATTTACCTGTATACACAGCGTCGAATATATTATCATGTTCAATTGAGTCATCGGTGGAATCTTGCATTATTGCAATAGATAAACAATTATCGTTAGCCGACAAACAATACTTTGACAAACATTTTACAAATTATCGTATGATAGAACCTGGATGTGCCCTACTAATGTATAGGAATTATACCAATAACGAGTTATGTTGGATAATGAGTGGCTTAATGTTAATAGAGGCACACAAAATGATAGGTAAAACTGCGAAGGAGAGTTTCAATACACTGTACACCCACGCTTACGAGACTACTGTAGATAGAAGAATCGTAGGTGGAATGAAGGTGTTTATCGAGCCAACTAAGAATTATGTTTTAGAGAGAGTTTTTCCATCTGGTAATCCAAATGTAAATCCAATTATTCTTCTCCGAACGCGTGAATTCTTTGAGCGTGTTAAGTTGCGGGAAGAAGGAAAGTTCACAGGAATGAACATTTATGGTATCATTGCCAATAAAGGGACGGGAAAACCCACGTTATCCAGGATGTTAGTAGAGAGATTAGAAAATAAAGGTATTGGCCTCTCCGTTATCGACTCTGACGAATATGGTCGTTGGTTGACTATGCTATTAGAAAGTTCATTAATTAATGAAGATTTCTCAATAACTGAGCCACTAGATGAGTATTATCCTGGTAGGCCAAAGTTTAAACTATCTGAGAGGTCATTCTTCAACATTATAATGTGCATGCTTTTAAAGAAGCATTCTATAACATCACGTGATAAGTTAACACTATCATACTACACGACTAGATGTGAAGAACTGTTTAACGACTATAAAGAGTATTTACAGAAAGTGTACTCAACAGAAAGTTACAGTATGCAGGCGTACTATGATCATAGATTACCGCAGTGCGAGCATAAGAACATCATTGTTGAATGCCATACAACGCTTGACAACGTTAGATCAACACCAAGTGACTTGTTTGTTAGGCTTGGTGCTTTCTTCGATCCTGTTGTTACTATTACATTAATCCGCCCATCAGCCAAGGAAACCGCCAAGACAGGTCTGTTTCATTTGGGTGAGTTAGCGCTTTACTATTATTATGAAACGGCTACGGTACCAGACGTCGCATTAGTGTACCCTTCAAATGTGTTATATGCTCTTGACTTAGAGCTTGGCAAAACCCCTGACATTGTGCAAGTGTCCTCAGAGTGATTGCAATGCGTAATTCGAAACGGTGCTGGAGGTTGCCTACCCTCTCCGGTTAGATTTATGATACATTAAATTAGGTC